ACATACCGAATCCTCCACAGCTTGTTAGCACTGCTGTTATTGCTACTGTTGCTGCCTCTACTCCATTACTGCTTAATATTGTCAAACCTTTAATAAAAAATTTAATAAAAAAGCTTACAAAAAAGAAAAATGATGTAAAATGATATTAGCAACTTGATGCTCCTTAGTTGCTTACTTAGCAAAAGTGTTTTTGAGATTTCCTTTTGCTTATAAATTAGTAGGTAGACTAGTTGGAAGGGGTCTATCTACTTTTTTATTTTTAAGGTAAAATGTTTATCCGTAGATAAGTTTAAAACCCGTGACTTGTCTACTTAAATTTTGATGTATAATAGATATTAGTAAAAGGATTTGACTCCTTGAGAGGTTCTAGGCACTCTCTTAATGCTCACAGCAAACACTCAATAGGCAAGGTCGTTCTTATTTAAAATACCACCTTTTACTGTTTTAATTTGTGAGTATGTGGGATAACTTGATTTGGAGGCGGTTGAACAACGACCCCCTCACATAATTTTGCAAAGTTACTTTTAGGATCAAAATATATGCCCTGTACCATTAAATTTCCACAATTTTTTAATCGGGCTAGTTCATAGTTAAGGAGCTTTGCATTTAATTCTTGTTTCTGTAATTTTATTTGTGTTTGTGCTGCATCAAGACAAGAATCTTGAAACCTTTTGTCTAGTGGAATATTAAATGTAAGTGCGAATCCAAAGTTTAATCCTAGAGAATCTTTGTTACCACTGTAGTTTTCTTGAAAATAAAGCACATTTCCTGGGTTGTCTGGTACACCATTATCATCTTCGTCTGTTGGATCGTACACGGGTGTATGGTAAATATAATCTTGTGGTCGCTTTTGGTTGAAACTGGTAGTTACAAATGGACTTACTGTCATTTGTGGCCCAGAACACTTAATATTATTTCCGTATGTATTTTCTACCATTGGTCCACCTAAAACTTGCGTTGCAAAATTAGAGACTGAACCACTAGCAGATGCAGAAGGAGCAGCAGTATTAGAAGTATTAGCTAGTACAGGATTACCTAGCAGACTTATTGCGAGAAGATAGTTGTGGTATCGGTTACGCTTGTGCTTTGGATCGTTCGAGTTATGTCGGTTACAGATTCCATTCCAGGTGCTTGATATGCTTCTGTAAATTGAAAGGCATCTCCCTGATTTGTCTGTGTCCAGTTTGGTCTTTGATCTAGATTTAATCCCTGCCATGTATGCGTAGTTCCGTTTATTGTTTCACTAACTGAGGTAGGTGGTGGAGTAATAGAAGATCCATCATGCTGTATTCCTGATCCTGTGACTGAGTAAAGAAACCCAGAATTATATTCTGTTGTTCGTATAGATTCTGTAATATTTGTTGTGGTTTCAGTTCGACTTGTGGATTGACCCTGCGTAAAATTAGGTATAACTGGCACAGCGTAACAAGGAGCAGATATAACAAAGCCAAGAAGAAGTAGCCTCCTCATTCGATAGTAAGATCAACGACAAACTGACCTGTCATCACAATACCTGTTCCTGTTCCTGGTGTCATTGTAATATTGTGATTATCTATTGCCACTGCTGCTGTCCCTACACTTCCTGCACTTGTAGAAGTTAAATCACTAAAGTTTGGCACAGTACCTACTGTAACTGCACTACCTGGTGTGGCGTCTCCTTCCACATAGGATTGTGCAAAACTAAAGGCTTCGCCCGAAGTCGCTTGCGTAGCAGAAGGAAATGATATTGCTGGTACACCATTGGTTACAGATCCGAAACCACCTAATGTAGCTGCTGAGTTAGAATCAACCGTAGTAACATTGTTACCCGAAATACTGTAGCTTGAACCAATTTTATCAGCCGTACTTGCTGCTGAAAGTGATTCAAATTTTACGCTAGAAGAAATACTATGTTGCATATCTGCATAAACTGGTGCAGATGCAAGAAGTATAAAAGGTAGTAGTCTTTTCATTTGATGCCAGATTTACTGTTCTTATTATCTACTATAACGTCTTTTTTATTGTTGCCCTTTTTACCAATACTTAGGCCCAAACTGGCAGTTGAGGCACTGAAGATGCTGGCTATGAAAGTTGGATCAAAGTCTACAATCTTTTTCCCATCAGGTGGTTCGTAATAAGAGAGCGTTAATAATGTAGCAGACCACAAAAGTATAGAAACTTTTACTATATTTTCGAGTTTACTAGGCTCCTGCTCTTCCATAAAAGTAAAGATTCTTGTCTAATACTAGCAATTTAGCTATGTTTGGGAAGTAACACATAATTATTTCATGTATAAAATTTTAAAACCAATCTTACTTACGTTCTTAACTACAACTGCTGTCAAGAGATTGATAGTAGATTTACTAAAGACAATAGCTAAACAAACTACAAATACCTTAGATGATCGAGCAGTGGAACTTTTAGAAAAACAGCTTTTCCCAATGAAATGAAAGTAACTAAATTCCTCAACATTGATATAGAACCAGCACCTCCAGAACTGGAATTACAAATTGAAATGCAATGTAGAGAGATTATGCAAGCTAATGATTTAGATAATTTAAAAAGATATTGTACTCATCTTGTTAGAAAGAAGTTTGACCAAGATATTTTTATGGCTTCATTATTAAACAGACTTATAGAGCTAGAAGCTAATCGTGTTGTAGCAGAGATGAGAAAAAGAAAACCAAAAAATCCTATTGCAAAGTTTTTTCGTATTCGTTAATTTCTGAATTAGTAAAATCTTTTACTTGTAATTTTTCAATTTTATCGATTTCATAATTAAATTTTAGTATGGCAGTGCGAATGTGTTCTGTTATCCATCCTCCTTGCTTTGAAACAACTTGAGCTTTGTTTCTTTCATTAATAAAGATGTAATGGTCATAACCTTTAAGTTCTATATCTAAAAGATTCTTTTCAAGATTTTTACGTCTTATCTCTTTTAATTTTTTTAGTTTTTTTGAGTCGCTCATTTTTCGTATGTGGTAGGAGGAGGTGTAATCCAATGACGTCTGCCATTGATAATTTTAAAATGTATTTTTAGCAAAGGATCATTTACTAAGTATTGTTTAGGTTTTTTTCTCATAATTTTTTAAATTGTTTATGATATTTTTTTAGTTCTTTTATGAGTTTTCTACCATAAAAATTTCTATAAACCCAATCTGTATTATATCCCACTTTGAAATCAGCTTGCCTTGCTATCTCAATAAATCCATCTATCTTGTAGCTAAAAAATGGTAGGTTACGGATTTTTTCTCTCACTTTAGAGCCATGCTTAAAGTTGATACTTCTGTATTGTGTCGATCCATTTTGATGATCCATTTGTTTATAGTTAATTTTTCTGTGCTCTGTTTCATGCAAGATCAATCCCTCTTCAGTTAAGAGTAATAGATTATGTCCTGCATGATGCTTTCCAAGATTCCTACTTTTAGTTTCTAAATATAATCTTTGTATTCCTACAGACTTGAGTTTAGTTTCAAGATAAACAAAAAGTTGACTTCTTTTGCCTTTGTTAACTAGTCCATGAACTTCTAGCTCTGAAAGCTCTACACCTTCTTTTACTATTTCTGGACACTGGTAGTTAAACCCAGCCCTGACTAATTGATCTGGAATCTTTGGCACAACTTTATAGTGTTCAATACGATCTTTATAACCAAGGTCAACAAAAGCAATTACCACTCCATACTTTTTTTGATTAAGATCGTTGTAAAAAGTGATATTATCACCAATTAAAAGTTGGTTATCATTTTCAAAAACTATCTTGCTTTTTTTATTTAGTTCTTTAAAAAAAGATTTGTTTTTGCCATGAAATCTTCTCTTAGCATAGTGACAAAAAGCGTATTGTTCTTTGATAGTTATAGGCTGTTTTTCTTCTTGTCTTTTTAACTCTTTGAGTTCACCTTCAATAGCTAATAATTCTTTTTTAGAAACCTCAAGGCCACAGCTAGGACAGCTTTTCTGTGGTTTATATACAAAGCCACAGTTTTTACAAGTAATAAAAACAGGTTTTGGAAGTTTCTTTGTCTCCTCATAATCAAACTCCAGCTTCCAATTTCTTTCAATATCAATGAAATCATGCCTGTAAGTATTACCCACATGATCCAAAACTATTGCAGTTTTATCTTTTTCTGGTCTAAGAATCCTACCCACTTGCTGCATATACAATGCCTGTGATTTTGTAGGTCTAAGCAAGATTGCTCCAGAAACACAAGGCAAGTCTGTGCCTTCAGAGATAACATCAACAGAAACCACTACATGAGTTTTGTGTGATCTAAGTCTGTTAAGAACATTATCTCTTTCATCAAGTTTCATGTTTCCAGTAAGAAGTTCAGCTTTAACACCTTCTTTCACGAACTGTTCTAACACCTTTGTTGCATGAGCAATATCAACACAAAAAGCTATTGCTGGTTTATTTAATAAATGTTTTTTGTATTGATGAACAGCATCACCAATTATCACAGGCTTATCCATGATCTCTTTTAGATCTTTGGCCTGATAATCACCTCTTCTTTCTTTTAACTTTGATAAATCTGGAAGTTCTGCCCCTGCAAAAACTTTGTGATCGCATAAGTAACCTTTAGAAACTAAATGATTGACTTGAACTCCATTGATTAGCCTGTCAAAAAACTTTCCAAGTGGTCTGTTATCTAATCGTATCGGTGTTGCTGTAACTCCTACTCTTAAAGCTGTTTTGTATTTATCAATGATAGTTGTCCAAGTTCCAGCAGATACGTGATGAGCCTCATCAAAAATAATTACATCAGGAACAAAAGAATCTTTGTTTGCTGTAATCCTTCTCCACAAGGTATAAACAGATGCGACTTGTAAGCTTGAATCTTCATTACTATCAAAACCAGAGGCAATCACACCATAGTCAACATCTATGAGGTCAAGCTTTTCACAGGCTTGTTTCACAAGCTCTCTTCTATGTACGAGGATAAGAACATTTTTATCTTGACAAACAAAATCTTTTGCAAGCTCAGAAAAGATGACTGTTTTACCAGCACCTGTTGGAAGCACAAGAAGTGGTGCTTTGTAGCCTTTTTCGAGACTAGATCTTATCTGCTCAAGAGCAGTGGTTTGGTATTCTCTTAATTGCATTGGAAGGTAGTTTAAGTTTTAAAAAGGTAGTTCTTCGTTTACAGATTCGATCTTCTGTGGATTAATGTTGCCAAATATTCCGTATGGTCCATCCATCGCTTTAGAGTAGATTTGTACACACTTAGTTTTAACTTTCTCTTTTTTGTTGAAATCGTAGACTTCTCCATCTTTGGCTTTTGAATTTACTAGGTTCTGTAAATGATCTATTAAATGAGTTACAGAGTCAACAGGAATTGTGAGACTCAAGACTTGTTTCTCAGGATCAAATCTATCGTCACTAATATTCCACTTGATTGGTAATGGAAGTGCTGGATTGAAATCAGGCATGATTAAAAAATTCGTTTAATAAGTTTTTGAAAAATTGATTAGTAGAAATGTTGTTACTGGAACAATGATTTCTAACTTTAACAGCAAGTTCATTACTAGCTCTAACACTTAAAACAATAGAGTTAAGATCTTTGTTACGTTGCTGTTTACGCTTTAGAAGTTCAGCTAATACTTCATCTCTAGCACGTTGTACAAGTTCGTTTTGATCCATGACTAGTCATCTAATTTTGAAATAGCATGACTTAAAAACTCACCATGTAAAGCAGTTGTAATATGTCTGGTAATCTTAGTATCTTTGATTCCAAACTTATTTCTAAATGATTCAACAAGTTCTTTCATCTTATCAGGATTTGATTCGTGAAGACTTTGAAGTTGTTCAAGAATTGTTGCTTTGGCTTCCTTAGATATTGGATCAGGAAGTTTCTCTAAAACTGATGTAGGTTTTAAAGGTTGATTAGGTTTAGTTGGAGTTTCTGCTACACCTTTCTTTGGTGCTGGTGCTTTAGTTAATGAGTTACCATCATCATCATCTCCAGCCAAACCATAAACAGCAAGAAGACTATATCTTCGAGCATAAGTCTGTGCTGAACCAGCTTCTTGATGTGCATTCTTGACATTGTCAGGAATCTTAGGAACTGGATACTTACTAATTAATGGTTCATCGCCAGATGTATGCATTAATTTAGTAACAACGATTGTAATTATTTCTCCTTCTGGAGTAATTACAAAGTCATTCATTTGTGTATGACATAACCCAAATTCTGTAGCTGGTTGAACAGCTAATAAAGCTTGAGCTAGTGTGGTGTATTTGCTTTTGAAGAAAGGGTTAGTACCATCTCTACCAGCAGCATGATGCTTTTTTTGAAAAGCATTTAAAGCTTCAACTAAAGTGGAAGGTTGCTTTGTGGTCATTAGTAATTGTTTACTTGAGATTAATATTACAACAATATTATGTTTACTGCAAGGCAGATTGTAATAAAGTATTGAATTGTTCTGGTGTTAACACAACTCGCCATTCACCACCACGAAACCTAACCATACTGGCAACGAAGTCTACACCTGCATTTTTTCTTTGTGTTTCTACTTCTCTGGGTTTTACCAAACAGGCTCTACTCTTATCTTTATAATCACAAACCTGCACTACACAATTTGGTATGCCATATATATCTCCAACATCATCTGGAATCCCTGCTGCAAGATTTCTTTTGCATTCAAAACCAGTAACTTTTGTTAAAAGTTCTGCCGCTTCTCTTTCTGCCTTATCTCCTTTTCTTTTATTTGGATTAGTCATCCTTGTAGTTCTCGAATCCGTCTTTGAATATCATCAAATTGTACACAATATTCTTTATCTGTAATTTCTTTTTGAAACCATTGCCATTCAAGTGTGGCAATTTCATTGTTGAGCTTTGTGATCAAATACTTTTTTCTTCGATCAAGTTCTCGATAGAAACATTTCATCTCATTACTTTCCATTTTCTTCTTAGTTTTGCATTCAATTGTTTTGTTTTTTGTCTTTTAAGACTTAGATAAGTGTTATCAAGCTCATCAATCAAGTGTTCAAAATCTCCTTGAGATGACATATCCAATGATCTTTGAAAGTTAACTATAGATGCTTTGATTAGTTCTAAATCTCTACCTGAGACATCAAGTATGTATCTCATTTTTTATCCCCCTAGTCTTTTAATAGCTTCATGATATTCCTGATCAAGAATTGCACTAACTTCTTTATAAAGATTTTTATTTCTTTTAAACTTCATTGCTTCTTCTCCTAATTCTGGTAATAGATGATAAACATATGGGTGATGTGGTCCTGGATATGCTATTTCTTGATGTGCCATGTATTGCCAAGCAGAAATTTTACTTGGAAATCTTCGCTTATCATAATTATGACGATCTACTATTTTTTGTATAAATTTTGCTTGCTCTTCACAATTTTTTTTCACTATAGTTGGTAACTCTTCTGTTGGTATTTTCATTAATGTCCATAAATTTGTAAATAATTCCTTATAACCAACACCTTTACATTTTCCAAAACTACTTTCATACCATTTACAAGGTTCAAAATTATAATCTTCGACTATATATTTTATTTTTTTATATTTTGATGTTATTGATTTATATATTTTTT